GGTAGATCTACATTGTGAAATTTAAGAGAACGATAAGGCAGTTCACCATATTCGTAATCATAGTACTCGTCAATGGCCATTGAATTAAACACATGTTGGTACCAACCTTCCATGTATTTTTGAAATGGTTTATTCAATTCTACTGTAATATTCTTATGATCTAAAATCTTTTTGAACACTTCCTCATAACCATCTTTTGGTAAGACTTGGAACTCGTCATTAGGAAAGTACTCTTCATTGTCATCATCTCTTACTGCAACTCTTTTAATAATAGACGGATCAAGTTCTTCTATGGTTTTTCCCCACATCTTATATGTGTATGGGGCATAGAACGTGCTAATAATATTGTCTTCGCCAACGATCTCTTTGGTTTCTCTATTGACTGGAAGCGTAACGTATTGGCCAGTGCTGAGGACAGCTTTAGCCTTATGCCTATATTCAACCCACTCACCAAACTGCGTAACCCAGTCATAAACCTTTTTATTGTTTGTATGAAATAAGTGTGGTCCATACTTGTGAATACGTATGCCGTGCTCATTAGTATAATCATACGCATTACCGCCAACGTGATCTCTTGAATCAATTACATGTACTGTATGGCCAGCTTTTGCCAGTTCATGTGCAATGACGCAACCTGAGAATCCAGCGCCTACTACTAGATATTCTTTAATCGAGGTCATAGAACCAGTCTTCTCCGATTTGTTGACATGTACCAATCCAGTTCTTGTTCTTCTTTTGTAGTTCAATCATGCCTCTGTAAGTAGGAAGCTTATTGATAGGGCATTTAAGTATTGGTCCACCACTTTCATCGAGAGAGTTCACCTTCAGATTTTTTAAGTCCTTTGGAAAGACAAATTTTCCGGTTACACGGAACTCGCACTCTTGATGCTTGTACATGAGTGGTAGCCAATAATGGTGAAAAGCTTTTTGGTTGCCTTCAAACGTTGTAATTATGACCACGGCTTTTGTGCCTCCAAAACGGCTGAGTGTAGTAGTCTGATTTTTCCGGGTGTGTCAATACCTTTAAAGTCTTGTACACGGCTTTCAAAGTACTTGTGTTCTTTCACCATGACAAACTTTAAATCTTTGAGAGTTTCCATCAGTTCGGCCTTTCCCCATACGTAGATGTGTTCACCCTGTTGCCACAACAAAGCTCTACCACACTGTTCTCTAATAGAACGATCACGGAATTCTGGTGGACAGAACCCGTGTTTGACTACGTAAAAATTATAATAGGCTGCGCAAAAGAACTCTTCATCTGGTGTAAGTGACCATTCACCAAGTAGCTTATCAACAAACTCTCGTGGTGGCCAGACAATACGAATTGTACCACCGGGTTTCATAATTCTTTTCATTTCAATAAGAAAGTCTATACCTTCTTTTTGAGTAAGGTGTTCTATGAAGTGTTCGTTATATACACCATCATAAGTATTATCCATGACTCCTCTCATAGGGAGATCACGCATATCGTATTTCTCTACACCTTTTGCAGGATCTGCAACGTCTCTTACGGCGTCCCAGTTAAGACCTCGTTTGGCACCAGCTGCAATTTCTAGATATCTTGCCATCTTTCATACCTTTCCATAATTTCGGCATATTAAACTTATCTCTTGCGAGGAAGTGATTAATTCTACCATCCGGTTGTCCACCACTCCACTGATAAGGCATTCTATTCCAATGTGTATCAAGCTCGTTAACGTTAAAGATTGACTGACTGAGTTGAAGGTTAACATACATTTGTTCTGTATATCGTGTATGCATTACATAGTTATCAACTGAAGTGAAGTGCTCACGTGCTTTCTCTCTACCATGTTTGGTCCATAATTGAAGTCCACCATTGAGATAACGGAATCTTTCATTTGGATACAAGACTGACTTTGGAAACATCCAGTCTTTACCAAACAGGTGTTGGCCATACGCAATAATGCCTCTTTGATATATTGGAACATCCATAACACGTTTAAGCCAACCTGCTGGATTGCCAGTATGTACACCTAGCTCATGCACCATTGCTACATCAGCACCGGTGTTAAAGCTTTCAAAAATGTTAAAGGGAGTTGTAACTAACATATCCAGATCGAGTGTCAGGATATTATCGTACTCTTCGTATTGAGGATCATAAAAGATACGTAATGAGTCAAGGCGTGGATCCAGATGTTCGAAATACCTGTCGTTTGCTAGCTTGTATTCTGCTTCGCAAAACTCGGCATACATTTGCGCGCACTCTGATCCAGCCTTGGCCCAATCTGGTAATTCCACTCCACCTAGATCCGCATCAAAAGACTCGTACGGAATATAATATTGTAATATCAAATTTTTCATTATAAGTTATATATTACTTCTTTTTGGCGATAGCATCTGCTCCAAAGAAGGCTGAAACTAATACTGCAATTGATGCAAAGTATGTAGGCGCAATGTCAGCAATGAGTTCGGATGCTTTATCCATACCAAATCCTGATGTGATTGCAATACCGATTGGATATATCAACAATCCAACAAGTGAGAACCATGCCATCTTACGAATTGCATCTCTCTGAGCATCAGCGTCTTCAAGCGCTTTCCGTTTAAATTCAAGATGCATGTCCATTTCTTTTTTAGAAACGTGACCATCACCATTAGTATCTGCACCTTCGATAGCTTCTGCATCGATAGTTACTGTTGGTTTACTGTCTTCTGCCATGTGTTATGCTCCGTAAGGATTATCTGTGCTATTACATATGCATCATTAAAACCATTACGAAGCGAGTTGGATCTATGTCCATTCTCAACAAACCACTCAAGCGTATTTATATGACTTCCTTCTGGCATATTATAACCATGAGTGATGTCTTCGAAGTCAGATCGTAGTCTTAGTATTTCGCCAATTTGCATGCTTTCTCCAATTCAACAAACAGGTATTCTTCAAGATCGTCTTCATTTGCTTGGTAGCGAATACCGATACCACCAGCTTCATTCCATCGACTGATATTTTCTGGTTTATCATCGATAAGAATATTTGGTCTACGAGTCAGTGGACTTATAGCATATTTATGCTTGTTACTGGTAAAAATCATGTTCTCAACCAATGGTGGAAGAATGTCCCATCGATTTAGCCATTGTCTTTTCCAATATGCTGAGTTATCTCTATCACCGCGTAGTGGAGATGAACAGATACCCCATTCGGTTTCTTCTCGAGCGGCTACTAACTTGACACGTTTTACAAGTTCGTAAGTTGTTGGAAATATATCTAAGTTGTAGAAGAAGTCAGTATTAGCGAGTTCTCTAAACTTAATCTCACGATCTTGGATAGACTTCCAATGGCTTACGCCGTATCGTCTAGCAAGACCATTAAAGAAATCAGCAATCACACCATCCATATCAAGATAAATTGTCACTTATAGCTCCTGTAATAGTTTCATATACCGCAATAACAGCATCTGGTTGGTGTATACCAAGCAGAATACCTATAGTAAGACCAAGAAGAAAATTAAACATGACGAGCCACCAAAATGTCTGTCCACATTGATTGAACCAACTTTAGTTTTGATTCTAGGTCCTTAATCACTTTAGGTGATGTAGGCAACTGTGGCATACGAGCAACTTCATCCATAATCATCCGCGGAAGGATTCTTAGTTGACGACTAATAATTTCTTGTTGCTTTTCGGCAGACTCTTGAAGAATCATTCTTTTGAAGGCTGCATTTGAAATTGGCTTAGACATAATGATAATCTCCTCTTCATCATTTTATAGTTATATTATACACTAATTCTTTTCATACGTAAACAAAAAAGTGAGCAGATTTCATAAAAAAATGAGCCGTAGCTCACTTTTTTCTTTTCTTTCGGAGTCTACTATAGAGACGTACCGTTGTTTCTAATAGAATGTTTTTACGTTTTCGTCGGCGAGTACGTGCCGCTTCTGACTTAAGTATTCTAAGGCCTTTATCCATGAAACAACTTTCTTCGATTGTATTCGTCACGTGTCTCAATCATTTTGTCGATCCAAGCATCACGTGTTTCTTTGTACATAACTGGATGGAAGTCATCTACGTCCATAACAATACGAGTCTGGTTGATAGCCATACCAGTACGTTCCTCCCACATTACTGCGTAGGCGGCAAGTTGCATGAAGTAGTTACCAATGTTAGCTTTTTTCTTTGGCCGCCGGCTGGTTTTCCAGTCAACGATGGTAGGTACTCCATCCCACTCAACCACAGCATCACATGTTCCTGCCAGTTGTAGGTGATCAGAATATAGTGGCACTTCCTGCGCATAGACTTTTGTGACATGCTTATCCAACAATGGTCTAAGGTTTTCTAGAGATTGTACTACATGTGGCAAGAAGTTTTCTCTACAGTCTTTGTCATTTTGTAGATACTTTTCAATAAGACTATGTACTGCTGTGCCACGTGCCGCAGCACGTCCACCAATACGATTCGCTTCTTCTTCGCCAACACGCTTACGCCATTTAGCAATTGATTCTTCGCTTAAGATACTAAGGACAGTAGTAACAGAAGGATAAGCATTACCGTCCAAGGTAAGATACCGCCTCCCGTCAGGGCTATCTGTTCTGTCCAAGCTCTCATAGCCCATGTCGATTTTTTCATGGATAAACTCCATAGTTTGATTTCCTTTTTCAATTATTATTTATTATACCATAGTTATTCGGAAAAGTAAACAACTGATTCACAAATTAATCATTTTTTGTGTAATACCAATCTGCGGCACTAAAATCTAAATTATCGCCAACAGCAAGGATACATGCTTGATCTTGATCGATATTATATTCTACTACATGCCAACTATAATCATCTGAATTAGCAAATACGATGACAGGAAGTACTGCTCTATCATCACCTATTCTTGCAGCACCTATTCCAGCAAAGAGTGGTTCTTGTCCACGTTCCATCATTAGATCGTCGACGTTGTCTATTATATCGCATTGAACCGGTTTAGCAAACCATTGCGGTCCGGCCATAGCTGGTGTTACGATTAACGCAACACATAGGAAGATATATTTAAGCATATCATTTGAGTCCCATCATCTCCTTAGTTTGAATATAGTCTCTGACGATACCAGAGCGTACGATATCGTCCCAACCAAATTGAACTACTGAGAAATTTTTCATTCTTTCGATGATACTAACGAATTTCAGTAGTCCGTCCTTCTCACCTTCAGCTTTGAAATCAGACTGAAGATAATCACCGGCAAATATAATCCGGCAATTTTCACCTACACGAGTCATGATAGAATCGAGTTCGTGAAAGTTTAAATTTTGCATCTCATCAACAACAATGATAGCACGATCAAACGTTTTACCACGTATATAAGATGTTGTTTCAAACTGTATCTGATGACTATTTATCATTTTATTATAAGCAGTACTCGTTTGGAACAACTCATCACAAATCATTCTGTATGGAGTTTCAAATACAGATGTCTTTTCTTCTAGCTTTCCAGGGAGAAAACCAATCTCTCTGACAGCCACAACCGAACGTACAATAATGATTTTATCATACAATTTACTAGGGTTGTTTAGCATTTCATCGAGAGCAAGGTATAGTGCTATGAATGTTTTACCTGTACCTGCTGATCCCATAAGAATAAGGTTCTCTTCCTCATCCCATAGATTAAAAGTCTTTTCTTGATTCTTTGTAATAGGATCAAACTGATAAAGATCTTGTGGTTTTACACGTGATGAATTATTTTTTTGAGTCATGAGTTATCAATCGTGTTCCCAGGATATTTCTTTTTAATTGCTTTCAAATGACTACGGAAATCAGTATCAGTACGGCTGTGAATACTACCATGCTGAGTAATAAAGTTTGATGGTTGCAAAACATGAGACACGTTTTCCATTGTGTCGAGAACGATTTGTAACTCGTCGTAAGACATATTGACTTCCCACTCATCTCGAGTTTTTTCATCGCGTAGCGTGTAAACGGGCATTGATTTCCTCTTCCAGTTCTCTGCACCGCCCTTGTAATACGGCGATTGCAGTGTTTAGGTGGCCAGTGTCTTGTGGCTGTAACCTATCTTCAAGTAATTTGATTTCGTTTTGTAGGATTTTATATCTATCCATCGCTGTGTACATTATTAAACCACTCCGGTCTGTTGCGTTTCGTCCATACCATTTTGAAACGCTCTTGTTTTGTTTGATAGAAAAGTCTGTATGACTTTACTGGATCTTGGAACATACATTCAGGGTTTGATTTCATAGCCAATTCAAATGGAGTCAACGGCCCTTGAGGAATGTTGTCCGGTTTATTGTAGAGTGCTGCACCAAGTTCAACAGCTGTCTTATGATCTTTGTCATACCTGTATGTATATTCTTGAGCAAGTGCAATAAAATGTTGGTAGTGCCAATCATAATTATCGCTTGTGCGCATAGTCCATTGAGTACATGGATGGCCTACATGTACAGCTTTGTAAAGTAGTAACTCGCCTTCAAGGTCATCTCGACCAAGATATAGATCCCAGTACTTCACGTTTGTTTTGCCAGACTTTGACGGCCTACGATCAAGAATGCCATCCAGCACTCGATGTGCTGTGGACAACATTTGACCAGACTCTACAACCATTTTTGGAATATGCTTGTCACATTGCATCTGCGCAGCAATGACTGGATCTTCGTGTAAGATAAACAAATTCATAGTAAAAAAACCTCTGCTCTATTGATAAGTATATTATATCACAGAACAGAGGCAATGTAAACAATTAAATGACTGCGGCTAACCTTTCTTTCAAAAAGTTTTTCTTTTCATACAATTTTTTAACTCGGTCCAACGACCCTCTTATCTTTAGCTTTTTGATGTAAACATCCAATTCGAGGATGTCGTTACGTAGTCTTTCGAGTTGTATTGCTGGCATTTATTGTCTCCGGTTAGGGTTATGACATCAGTCCTGCAATAGGTTTGGAAACGCCTCCTGCACAATATTTCGAGTGATGCCTTCTGGTTTAGTTTTGTTTATCATATTAATGACGAGCTGAGCGTCAGAAGGGTCAATACCCTCTATCAAACCGATGAAAATACTTTCGCGCTTTGCTGGATGCAAGCGGTTGCTTTCGCGAACTCCTTTCACGAAATATACAAACTTTCTATGTTCTTTGTAGAGATTGGTAGGAGCGTTATGGGGATCACACTTCGTATATGGTGGATCACCCCCTGGAAGATTCCATTTGATTGTTGTGTCGAACGTCCCACGTAAAATGTCTTTAAGCGCCCAAGAATCATTATTCTTGAGGATCTCAATTTTAATATTCTTATGTCGAGCTTTTCGAACTTTGTCAAGAACTTCATGTACTAATAATTTATTCATAATTCTATTTATCCTTTTACATGTCTTGAGTGTATTTTGCACCCAATAAATTCATTATAATATTCATCACTTAAGAGAACATCGTATTGAAACTGAAGCTTTGCTTCATAGTACGACATAGATCCCTTAGACTTGCAAAGGTGTAAGATTTCTCTAGAATAGTTTTCTCTTCCTTTGTCTTCGACGAGTTGTTGCACTTCTTTGCTGGATCCATAGTAATCTCTCCAGTCAGATTCAACTCTTGTTCGTACTCTTCGATTTCTCTTTGAATTTTTTGGTAATGTTTTAGGCCGCCAGAAGTTCTTTTTACCGATATATTTCTTACCTGTATCCAGCTCTGTGATGAGATAAACGAAGCCTTGATATTCATCTGGGGTTGTGTCAAAAGGTTTGTTTTCATATGTCCACATACGAATATATATTACTCGTCTTCAACCTCAATATCAAGTTCTTTGTCAAATCTTGTTACAATTAAATCTTCTTCTCCACATAGTGGGCAAAAAGATGGAACGTCTGTACCGCATATCACAATCATCTCATCATCACAGGCATGACACTCTACACGATATTCGTTCATTGCCCGATCCTTTCTAAGATTTCTAGCTTTCTTTCATCGGTAGCTCTGAGCCACTCTGCAATTTCTTTTGCAGAGCGCTCACAACCAAGACAAAAACCATCAACGACTGTACAGACTTGAATACACGGTGAAGGTACCTTAGAAGTCAATTTCACATGCTCCACCAGCACAGCTAGCTGCTGCAATAGTATCTACATCTGTATACTTCTTTTCTGTCAATCCAGTTTTCCATTCAATTGGCTTCAGGTTAGTTTGAATCTTATTCCACTTGTGAAGTAGATAAGCATCTTTCAAACAGTGTTCAGCCTTTTTGACATCACGTTTTAAATAGCTATTTGCAAAGTTTTCAAACCGTCTATTCCAATCAGCACGTGCCGCATTCTCAGCACATTCTAAAGAAATATCTATGCCATATCCTTGAGCTGTAGAACAAGCATCCCATAGGTTATTATAGACTTTTAATGCGTCAACAACAAGACCGGATGCAAAGATTGCAGCTTCGTCATATTGCTTTACCATCTGCTTAGCATTGATAACCGCAGTGTTTGGAGCCTGATTGTAGTCTTTATCGCCTGACATAGACAGGAATGAGATACCTGAGAATGAGTGGCGATTCTTGAATACATACGACTCAACCTCGTCCCAATTATCAACAATGATAGTATTAGAAACATTATGGCGGATACCTTTATCTGCACAAAGTTCTTCATTAGTACCAGCCACAACCCAATGCTTTTGAGCTGTTTTGACTTTATCTAAATGTGTAACACCAAGCATATCGTCTTTCATCAAAGATCCTTTATGAGGAATGATTGGAAACGACACAACAACATCAGTTCCTGATGCAGACCATACAGATTCTTCTACCATATATGGATTTGACTTGATAATTGCCTGAGTAATCTCAGACTCTTTATTCATCTGGACATTTCTGATATACGTTGGTGAGTGCTCAGCATGGATACCAGACGCGGTCTGGAGTAGTACTGAAGCATTACCGCTAGGCTTAACACAAGTAGTCCGAGCGGCAGGATTAATACCAATAATGCCGGCGATTTCTCTATTAACTTCTTTAACAATTTTAGCTCCCTTTTCAAGGACTTTTGGATTGAACAAAATATCCGGTTGATTCATCCATCCAGTTATCGATACACCAAGTAAAGCTTCACGATCAAAGATCTTCTTTGATGTTGGGCTGAGGAATCTGAAGTCTGTGTAGCCAGCTTGTAGCGTTCCAAGAATAGCACCTGCACGGCATGCCATGTAGAAGTCTTCTTCTGTCTTACAAGCACCACCATTGATTTCAGTAAGGTTACAACCTTGCCAACCAGACTCGCCATCAATCTGTGGATACATACCAATCTCAACACATGGATTTGTTGTATGCTCGGTAGACTCTACAAACACAAAACCGGGTTCACCAAATGACTTAACAGACTCCATTAATTTAGCAAATTCTTCTTTCTTTGCTTCATCACGTACGATAACGGCTGAGTTGTTTGAACGACCACGCTGTGGATTATCAATAAACCAGTTACCTGTTTTAGCTGTCATCATTTCTTCGTCAGTCGGTGAGAACAAACAAATAGTAGCTGAACGACGTACTCCACCAGACAATACAGCATCTGCCGCATGCATGGTAATATCATAAACATTAATTGGTTGTAAGTCAATAGGCTCTTTTTGGTCAATCACTTTGCTTTGAAGTAAGTGCTCAATCTTGTCAAGAGACTTACGTAAGCCTTCAGGACCTGGAGCTTTAAATCCACCAGAGATCTTAGCGCCTTTTGGACGAATCTGTGTAAGATCAAAGAATACTCTACGACCTTCAAACTCTGGATATTTACCACCACCTACAAAATAAGATGCCATCAACACGTCTAGTGCTGAAGCCCAACCTTCAATAGAGTCTTCTACAATATAGCCTTTTGCTTGTTTTGTACGTGCGGCGATTTGTGGTAATTTTGCGATGTGATGTGTTTGTACCGAGAAGCCAGCACCAGCACCACATAATAGAATATAGAAAACTTCACCAAAAAACTCTGGACGATCTGCATAAGATGACGTACAGTTATACATACGCATTTGATGTTTGAGCAATTGATCACCACCAAACTGCAAAGAACGCTGTGCTGCGAGTACTCGCTGTTCTTTGTATGCCTGACGTGCTTCTTCTAAAAATGGCCCTAGCTCGTTGCCTTTTTCTTTGTAGTTATCTGCGTGCATTCCAATCACGCGATCTACAGCTTCTTCCCAACTCTCGTAACGCTTTTCATCGTCTATAAAACGAGAGTATCCTTCATAAAATTTTGTTTGAGACAAAAACTGCCTCGTGTCAACATGAGCTGTTGCCATTAAAACTCTCCTATTGGTGTGATTCTATTTTTTTATATCTGGTCTATTATATATCAATATGCTGATTTTGTAAACCATTTAATGAGCAAAAAATATTTTTTTTATTTTTCTTAATCGCTAAAATATTTCTTTGCCATTTCTAAGAAATCATCGTATTTTGCAATCTGTTCCATCTCAACTTCGATTGATTCCATAATATCAGAATGTTCGCCGATACCAGCTGGATTGGTGAGATAAACTTCAACGTTCATCCGATGTTTATCAATATGGCCTTTTGCGTGTGATTCAAAGGCGGTGAGAATATCGTCTCTTAGGTTTGTCATAATTAATCCCTCGTTGCTGGCTTTTTGCCAAAGACCCTGTTATACCCTGGATCTTCATCATAAGCATTAGCCCATTTGTTTTCAGTAAATGTAGCAAAGTCAATCAAGTCTTCGATATCATTGTAGTTTTGTGTAATCCATTTATCTTGTTCTGCTAACAATTTTTTCATGTCAGCAATGTCACGAGCCATATTAACTTCATCTTCTACAGCCATCTTACTTGTAAGTTCACTGACTTGATCTTTCAGAGTTTCTATGGTTTGTGCTTGTTGTGCTGTCCACCACACAAATGCGCTCACTTGCATAACAATAGCAACAACAACACCGATTCCAAACTTCATATTCATTTATTTTCCAATCTGCGCATTTACTTTTCTGTGACCATTCCATGCCATAAAGCCACCGATACGTAACGCCCAGTAGGCCAAATTATTGAGGAAGTGAAAACCGTTTTGTTCAATATTAATATCTCTAAAAATTTGATCAGCTTTCTTTTGATTAATCTCGCCCATGGTTGATGTCTTGTCTGACTTTAAGAGTGTAGCGTACTTATAAGCATAGTCGTGTACTAATCCACCCATTAAAAGAACACCGGTTGGTGACAGCCATGTATGCAAAAACTTAGGGATAGATGCGCCATCGAATTGGAATCCTTGTGGTATTATATATTCTTCGCCTTCAATACTAAATATCCAGTCATTAGCTACTTCCCAATGACGTGTACCAGTTAACCACATCCATATTGCGCCCCAGAAACCTTTACCGGCCGTTGGAATAGGAATTGGTTTAAGCTGTGGCATTACAGTATATTCAAAGCCAATAAGCTCTTCGTCTTGGTCTACACCTAGTTTATTGATTAGCCATCCAATAATAATAAGAATACCGACTACGGTAAACTGCCACCATGTTATGAGTTGGTCGATAATGAATTCCATTATTCTGTCTCCTTTGGTTCCTCTGTCACCGCCTTCTCATAATAAATGATTATATTCTTCTGTTGGTTTATATATCTTCTTAGCTCAGAAATATTGAGTGCTAAATTTTCGTAATCTTGCATTGACAACGCAACAAAAGCAAGTTCACCGTTTTCTTCGGTAAACTCTTTAACAAATTCTTCGTAGATATCAGCGTTTACGACGTAAACACGAACATCATTGAGTTGTACTGGCTTCGGACGAGCTACCGTCGGTATTGTTACTTTCTCGATCTTGGTTACTGTTTTGATCTCCGCTGGCATCCTGAGGCTGCTGCAGCCAGTCAGGAATATCGCGGCTGCCATCACCACCAGTATCGGTTGTAATCTCACGCCAGAGTTTAGCAGTTGCGCCATTCATTCTACCTTCTAAGTTTTTTGCATCTAACAATGCGTCTCTTACTAGATCTAATTCAGCTAACTTATTGCGGAGACTATCTCCATATTGTTCAGCTCTTTGTAAATCTAGTTGTAGATTATTATTTAATTCAGCTAATTTCTTTTGATTTGCAATAGCAACTTCTAAGCTTTCGTTGGCAGTTTGTACCGCAACTTCAAGCTGAGCGTTATTCTCTGTAAGGATTGCTATTTTGTTTTGAGTTGTGTCATAATAATACTTAGCGGCATAACCAACACCGGCCATTGCCATGACTATGACAATTATAATATAAATTCTAAGCATTATCGTCCATGTGACTCTTAAACCGTTTCAACAGCGAAGGTTTCTTTTTCTTTCTACGATCCATTACATTATGTGTAGTAAATCGTGGACCCATTGCTGTGTCTGCTGGATTTGGAATCGATGCAGTGGTTGTCATCTCTTCACTTGATGCTTGTGCTCTTGCCAAAGCTTCTGGCGAAGGAGCACCCTTTTGGCCTTTTTTACGCATCTTCTTTCCAGACTTTCTACGATTGTGGATGTTAGCCCATAGTCCTGGTTTCATTTGTAAATCTCGCTTATAGTAATGTATATTTTTTGATTAGTCTTGAGGTGTACTGCTTCAAAAACATTAATACCAAAAATATCACCAATTGGAGTACCATCAAAAACTTTTATTTGGTCTTTTGGTAATACTATTTCTTCGAATGATTTATTACAAACTTTTACATTCTTAATTCGATAAACCCCGGGCCCCAAGGTTCCGTCTTCGAGGACGAACCATTGAGCATTTTCTTCGAGGAAGTCTGTTGGTTCGAGGCCGAACTCGGACAAGATTTTTTCAAGCTGATGGTCGGCCAGATCGAATCGTTCTTTGATGAGAAACAAACCAGCAGCAAACGATCCGAGACTATTTCCGAGACCGGGGACTTTATTGAGCATCCGCTTAATGTTAGCAGCAAGACGGATGAAAGGAGTATAACTGGACTTACGAGGCTCCGTATCAAGAGGCTGTGTCTTAATGCGTTTTCCATTGCGGTCAATTACTCCCTGTTTGTATGCCTCCCAGCTTGTCCATGACATGACAAGCATCCGGATAAACCGGAAGGTGTAGACCATATCAGCGCCGCGTTTAAGAATACTCATATTTTTCTCAGCCTATCTACGACCAACCTGTCCATTGTAAATCCAGTAATTTGATCATCTGTAATATATTTCAAATAAATCAAAAACGGTTTAATTGTTGGCCAGTGTTTGTCGTCTAACTTTAATTTTAAAATATTAACCGCTGGCTCGATACCAAAAGAATTGAAGACAACAATCAAATGATTAATGATTAGTCTTTCGGCCAATTCACCTTGTTCAAGGTATCTATTAACTAGTCTCTTAATATATTTAAAGCGCTTCAAGTCCTCGTAGAACTCTTCAATGTCTGAGAACTGTGGTTTATAATAAGCTTTCGCTGCGTATAGAAGTACGTTCTCTTCTGTTAATTCATTAAATACCATCATAAAGTTATATATTCAAAAAACTAGCAAACAGATTAGCCAAAAAGACCAAGCTTTTTCTTCTTTTTCTTTTTTGGCTTTGGCATTTCTTCTACAAGTTCTGGTTCATAATCAACAATCAATTCCATTTCTGGCTCAGGTTCAATAACCGGAGCTGGCTCTGCTAACATTTGAACCCCGTTGTATTCATCAAGTTGTTCTTGAGTAATACGCTGAGACTTGAGAAGTTCGCCACTACGTGGATCGACCCATCCGCGGTGAGTAGGGATTGCACCCTTTGGTCCTGATTTAAGTGACATTACGCATCTTTCCCTTTTTGCAGTGTTTTATAAGCATTGGCGATTTTATTAATGATTTGACGATCGCCCATGTTGTTATCATTTCCACGCATTGCTGCGGGCTTAGTAGATTTTTCAGCTGCATCTGAGTCGTCAGCTTCTTTACTAGCTTCACCCTTCTTCTCAGCTGAGTGAGCGTTCCGCATATCTTTTCTTGGGCTTTTGCCGTCCTTACCACCATCAACATTTTCTGGTGGAGTGGCACCAGCCGTACGCTTAGCACCGGCAGCATCTTCCCAAATTGACAAGAGACGATCACGAATTGTAGATTCTTTGTTCACTTTACTTTCCTTCTTAGGATTCATGGTTGCGGTTTCACCATTATCGCCATCAGGCTCATCTTCATTTTTACCTTTAGACTTTGAAATAGCTTTACGCTTCTTATGGAGATATTCATCAGAGCTATCAACATCGCCATCATTATCGATGTCTTTGTCTTTACGATCTTTGAAATCTTTTTTAGCAGCCTTTGGATTTACTGGATCCATTGCTTCTGTGGCTTCTTCTGTGGCTTCTACCATTTTACCTTTTTGCATGATTTGCTTTTTAGCATCTTTATCGTAAATTTCTAAAGACTTCATATCAAACTTAGCAGCTTTTAGTTTATCCATCAGATCTTTAAGATTTTTTGCACCCATATTACCATGCTGCTTTTTATCACCAACACGATAAGTGATTTCTTTTGCTTCTTTTATGTTGCCTTCTTCGTCATAATCTTCGCACTTATATGATTTACCAGCAACAGTAAATGTAGCATCACCTTTTTCACGAGCTGCCATGAGAGCTTTTGTGAAGGCGTTACCTTCTTTCTTTTGAGCCATTTCTTCGAGTGCGGCCCTAACACCATCTATATATTTTGTCATCTGTTTTACTCCTACATCCAGATGTTTGAGGCTATGGCGCCAATAGCAGCCACCATCACTACCCAGAACAGCTTATTGATAAGTTGGACCGTTCGAGTATTATCTGCGGCAATGGCCGCAATATCATCTATTTTTGTCGACAATCTGTTTAATCTTTCGGTGTGATGCGTTTGAGATTCTGCCAAAGCTGCTATCTTTTCCTCAGCTCGCGCTAAGTCGATCATAGCATCCGCTAGTCGATCGATTTTTTCCTCGATACGATCTAATCTTTGATCAGTGCTCATTTCAGCTGTCAACCTTTGCACTTGCTCTCCACTGGTAACAGGACCAGTACCCCGCAGTTGTTTTATCTTTTTTCTGATCACAATTATGTCTGGCACGAAATGATTTTCTGGCTTTTGGATCATCACGGTTAATTCCCATATTAGGATCTCCGAATCTTACGACAATTACTTTACCTTTTGCGTTCTTTACATAAACTTTGAACTTCTTGTCAGGATTTTCTGAAGTACGAATAGGATCGTTCAGCTTTACTTTACGACCTTGGTACTCAGACTCTTCAACAACAAGATCATCGTACATGCTTTCGCATATATTATCAATACAGTCTTCTCTGTATTTTTTGAACTTATCCAAACTCATGCCCAGCAACCCTTTTCATCTGCTTATTAAATTCAGCTTGATTCGGCTTAGACTTATAAAGCTTAATAGAAATGTTAGGACGATCTTTACCTTTGATCCTCCACTTATAACCTTTTTCTTTGTGCTCAGGTTTTGTAGTTTTTACTACACGGCGCTTAAAGCCTTTTTCCCAAGTCTCCGAACCTTCTACGAATTCTTTGAATCTTTTCATTGTTTTTCACCTATGAAGTGGTAACTATTATCGCAATCACAGCGATAACAAACATCATTCGCGCACTCTTTGCATTCTTCTCCGCAATGACATTTATGATCGCATTTGTGACATTTTTCCATTACGCAGTTGCTGCCTTATACATTTTAAGCGCAGTAGCAAAAGATTTATTTTTCATCATACGCTTTGTTTCAGGATGATCGGGGTTATCACAAGCCATGCGAATAGAATCATCATCTACTCTTTTGGCTTTAGCATATTTTTGGTATGCTGACATAGCCTTTGGATCTATGACTCTCGCTTCTTTTTTCGGCCGAGGTACAGGCTTAGCACCCATTGCTTTGTCCTGCTTTCGGATAACCATGTCTTTGAACTTACCTTCATCAAGTTCAACTTCTTCTTTTTGGACAGCTTTTCGAGTCTTTGTGAAGATAGTTGTATCACCAGTGATGATGTCAACAAGATCTCCAAACGCACTGAAGATAACTTTTCTATCTTTTTCTGCCACTCTTTCACCAGTCTCAATGGATTTCATTGCACGAATAAGGCGTGTAATATCCATCTTATTGACTAGACCAAGACGAGCGAGCTGTTTTACTTTTTGCATCTTTGGGTCAATAGCTTCCCATACAACTGATTCACGAGTTGATTTCCGCTCCGGCTTATCTTCTGTTTTTGGCTTGTCATGAGTATATCCCATTTTTTTCATGCGCTCATGATCTTCTGGTTTGTCAGCCTTGTAGCCTTTACCAGTCTTGGGATCATACATCATATGAGGTATGAAACCTTTATCTTCTCTGATTTGATCGAAAGTTTTCATTATCCTCTTACCTTTGCTGCTAAATCTTTGTCTGCTTTTCCCCAAGTGCCTGAGGATTTAGTTACGAATGAATTGACTCGAGCAAAACCCCATTGTTGTGGAGTTGTCCCCGGTCTATGACCAGTCTTCCATGCGGCAACACCGCGATTATATACTTGCCGAAGAACACCTAATGGCATACCAGATTTTTCAGCTTTCTTTTTCAAACCAGCTGTAGCATCTTCCATCATTTCTGTATGCTCTTTGAATCTCATTCCCTTGTTCCTATCATTTTTTGCTTGTTTTTCTTTAGCATCTTTTTTGGCCATACGCTCACGATCTTTACGTACTTTCACCGCTGCAGCTTTGATTCGTTGATTACGAATCTTTTGCTGTGCTTTATTAAGAACACCGTCGTCAGCCATTAGTCGTCTCCAAACATTTGTCTAAATTTTTTAGTATGTTTTGATGTTTTAGTTTTAGCACCTTTATCACCAGGTGCTGGCTTGTAAGCTGAATCTTGATCATCAGGCTTCTTGCCATATTTCTTAAAGTGTCGATCACGAGCAACCTTTGTTGATTTCTTCAGGCCAGTATGATAACCAGCTGGTTGAGCACCGGGCCGATCTTTAATATCTGGATCTTGCTTGGCTTCATCCATTTTTTCAACAGCATCAAGCCATACACGCCATGTATCACCCTTTGATTCAACAATCAAATAGTTCGAACCAAGGACATTAATTTTTCCAACAATACCTTTTTCTTTAATTACAACTTGCTCACCAACTTTATATAGGCCTTTTTGTACATAACTTTCGCGAAGGTCAGATACCGGCTTCAGTTGTACATGATTCTTAAATTCTTTTTGTTCTTTAAGTCCCATTCCTTTACGAACGCCGTTGTAAATACTCTTAGCATCAGCATTTGAAATAGCTTTTGGAAGACCTTGAGAAAACATTGAGAAATCATCGTCACCTGCAGCTTTACGCATCTTTGAGGCGGACATGCCAGTTGCACCTTCAGCATCTGGATCTCTATCACCAGCTGAAATAACATAGATGTCTTTGAAATTATAGAATCCGTGACTACCTTTTTTACCATTATACTTTTTAAGACGAAGTTCAAATTCATTGACTCGGTCTGAACCAACAACCATGACAACCTTACGGAAGCCTTCGTCATATAGTTTTGTCATAGCATCAAAAGGTGTCTTTACTTTTCTATCCATCATGATAGAACGAGCATGCTTAGGAAACATCTTCCGAGCATACTTGACTTTTGATTTATAATCTAATGGATTCTTTGATTTGTCTTGTGATTGAGATAAGTAAACACGATATGGAAATGAACTACGAGCATTTGCTGCAAGCTTATTCAAAAGTTTCTCATGGCCAATCGTAGGCGGATTCATTCTACCAAATGTAAAATAAACCAGCTTTTCTTCTTCAACTAAATAGCTTTTAAAGCTCGAAATCATCTTTTTCTGCCAACTTCCTGTTTTCTCACCTTAGGCATCAATCTCTTTTGAAGCACATTGATACGCTGCTGCCATCCACCTTGTGACAAGCGTTTTTCAATACTCTTCTTCATTGCTACTGAGAGATCTGACTTGGCCTTACCTTTAGTAAGAATCTTTGCAGCAGCTCCACGAGATTGACGGCGTGCACGCTTCTTGAGTACATCTTTAGTAGCCATACGCTTTTTAGCGCGTTCACGAGATCTTTTAAGTTGAGACTTACGACGCTTCATTACTCGAGCGAGTTTGCGTCTACCAGAAATTGACAGTTCTTCTTCGGTAGGTTCCGCTTCTTCGTAACCCATCCGCTTATTCTTCTGCTTTCGGTATTTTAGCTGATCGTCATAGCCAGCATATGCATCTGGCGTAGCTAACATATCTTTGAATGACACAAAGTTTGCCATTAATTTCTCCCTGGTGTATCCCATCCTTTTAATATATTGGGTGAAAAGTTGGCATATGAGAATTCCATACGGTCAACAATTTTCACTGCATCACCACCAAGTTTATCGATTGCAACGTAACCTTCTTGTCCTGTTACACGATATCCTCTGTTTGTTTTTAGAAACGTACCAACGTTTCCAAGTTTATTTAAACTATTTATAAGTTTTAATTTCGCTAGAACGATATTTTGTTGCAATTCAAAAATCATTTCTAGGTTTGTTTTATTTTCTTTTGAAAAGAATGTGAGGATGTCATCAAGCTTTTTCTGTTGAGTTGCTTTACCTTGTGGTGTTCCTCTTTTATCTATCTCTTTCTTAAACCGGTTCTCGATCCAATAGATCAAGTTAGTAACTCTCTTACGTGGATCAGGCGGTAATTGTCCAGCCCGAACAAAAGAGTTGGCATGTGTTTCAATGAGTTTTGTTAATTCTGTATTTGCTTCTAATTGACGAAGAGCTCCACCAGCAATCTTATTAAAAGTTCTACCAGCATTTGACAATAGCTTATTCACTTCGTCAGTTTCTTTCTTTGACATAGTCATGTTTGTCAAGTCACGTAGATTTGCATCTTGTGACCAAACATTCCTAGAATTTCTCAGTTTACTCGCATCAAAGTTAAAAGATGCCTTCATCGTTTCGAACGAGTTTCCTGAGTAGCTCGTATGCCATACGATTCCAATCTTTGCTGTCGATACTTGCTTGGCCATTTCCGTGCCAGCCGGTACTGCATAAACAATTGTATTGGGGTGAAACGTAATATACTGCTGTCCTTTGATTCGAGCTTTCTTAATATCACCCGGGCCATAGAGAAAATCACCTTGAATAACTCCTTTTATACCAAGTTCTGGTAAGTATTTAAGTGCGAGCTTAAGCTTATCAGCCAGATCGCCAGAAGTATCGTCATCAACATCTGCCGGTGTCTTGTAGACTTTGGGAGATTTGTTAAAAATACCTTTCTTTGCAACGAAAAATTTACCATCACGAGGATCAGTACCAGCAAAGACAGCAGGTGCACCATCCCACTTAACAGAAACAGTTCCACCTTTCACACCTCCTAGCATGTCGCGTAAAGAACGAAGAGCATTGATTGCTTGTCGTGCTCCGTCAACTCCACCATAGACAACTTTGTCTTCGATGTGAGTCATATGAGTATTTTTATTTTCAGTTATATAATTCTTAAAGTTTTCCATTATTGATAGACCTTTGCGTAGATGGATGAAATATCCAACTTCGATCCAGCATAGTTGACAAGATCTGTAAT